CCCTACTCTATTGGCGAGAGCCCCGTACGCGGGATACCTTGAGCCGTCTAGACGGTGGGATAGACCACAAAAAAAAGGCCAAAAAATTTCAGTACTGAAGAAAGTAAACCAATACATTCTTAATTAGAAATGGCATACCCCGGATCATTTGACCATCAATCAAATGTAAACCCAACCCAGTTAACAAGACAGGGTTCTTTAAATGGTGGTAGCGACTCGAGAGCACTCTATCTTAAAATATTCAGTGGAGAGATGTTCAAAGGTTTCCAAAGAAACACCATCGCACGTGACCTAGTACAGAAGCGTACACTTACATCAGGTAAGAGTATGCAGTTCATCTATACTGGTCGCACCACAGCTGAGTACCATGTACCCGGCCAGAGCATTTTAGGTAACGACCAAAAGGCTCCTCCAGTCGCTGAAAAAACAGTGACAATCGACGATCTCTTAATCAGTTCAGCATTTGTTTATGAGCTAGATGAAACACTTGCACACTATGATTTGAGAGGAGAGATCTCAAACAAGATCGGTTATGCTCTTGCAGAAAAGTATGACAGATTAATCTTCCGTGCCGTAACAAAGGGTGCTAGACAGGCTTCTCCTGTTTCTATGACTAACTTTGCAGAGCCCGGTGGAACACAAATCCAAGTTGGTGCTGGATCTGATGCAGACGACGCTTACAACGCTGGACATCTAATCAACGCGTTCTACAACGCTGCCGCAGCTCTTGATGAGAAAGGCGTGTCTCAAGACGGACGTGTAGCTGTGCTTAACCCAAGACAGTACTACGCCCTTATACAGAACGTAGAGTCAAACGGCTTAATCAACCGTAACGAAAGAGGAGACGCATTGCAGTCAGGACAAGGCATCATTGAGATTGCTGGAATCCAGATCTTCAAGTCAATGAATATCCCATTCTTCAGCAAGTATGGTACAAAGTATGCTCCATCATCTGGTGCACAAGCTGGTACTGACCTTGCAACTGTAAACCCCGGCAACACTGGTGACTTTGTTGACGTAGGTTTAGAAGACGGTAGAGCTTCTGTTGCTGGTATTAACAACAACTACGGACAAGCTTCTAACTTTGCTAACTCATGTGGCCTCATCTTCCAGAGAGAAGCTGCTGCTGTTGTCGAAGGAATTGGCCCACAAGTTCAAGTAACAAGTGGAGATGTGTCTGTTGTATACCAAGGTGACGTGATACTCGGTCGTCTAGCTATGGGTGCAGACTTCTTAAACCCAGCTGCTTCTGTTGAATTGTTCGCTGGAACAACAACTAAGCCTGCTGCGTTTGGTACTACATACCCAGCTAACGCTTAATTTACATTTTATACGGGAGCTTCGGCTCCCCTTTTTTCTTATGGCTTCCACAACTATTGACATCGACACAGAACTGTCCGCAGTAAATAATATACTGGGGGCTATAGGTCAAGCACCAATTACAACACTTAACTTTGACAACCCAGAGGTATCTTTTATATTTAATCTACTCCGCGATGCCAACGTAGACACGCAGGCAGAGGGGTGGCATTACAATACAGAACTACATGTAAAGTTTTCTCCTGATACTAATAAGAAGATAGCAATAGGTAATGATATATTATCTATGGATTTACATGACAACCAAGCTCGTAGACATCACGATTTAGTAAGACGAAACGGATTTTTATATGATAAGTCCACGCACTCTGATGAGTTTGATGGAGACATAGATCTTGATATTGTAAGGTTATATGCTTTTGAAGACTTACCTATAGTATTTAGACGGTTTATTGTCTACAGAGCAGCGTCAGCAGCAGCTACACAGTTAGTAGCAAACCCTAACTTAGTAAGGTTATTATCAAACCAAGCTGGATTAGCACGAGCTGCTTTACAAGAGTATGAGTGCAATCAAGCAGACCACAGCATGATGGGATTCCCAGAAGGCACTGCATACCAAACATATCAACCCTTTAGAAATCTTAGAAGATAATGGCAGGCATTACACAAACTATTCCTCAGTTCTCGCTGGGCATGTCAGAGCAACCTGATAACTTAAAATTTCCCGGACAAGTAACAGAAATAGTAAATGCTATACCAGACGTTACTAAAGGTTTATTTAAAAGACCGGGTGCTAAACGCATAGGAGCAGATAAATTATCTAACGTACAATCTGGAGGTTCTTGGTTTCATTATTTTAGAGATAAAACAGAAGGATCTTATATAGGCCAAGTTGCAGCTGATGGTCAGGTACGCGTATGGCGTTGTAGCGACGGTCAACAGATGACTACAGCCTACGGAACTGGTGGGCAAACAGCAATAACAAATTACTTAGCAACAAGTGCCCCAGAAAATTTACAATTCCTCACAATTAACGATACCACCTTTGTTAATAATCGTGATAGTACTAATGCTAATACTCTCGTTGGGACAACGGGAACTACAGATGCTACTCCAGATGCTCACTTTGCATTTGTAGAATTACTACGTACGGAAAACGGTAGGCAGTATGGATTAAATATTTTTGATAGTGCTACAGTTACAACTCAACACAGAGCAACACGAATCAAAATACAAAGTGATAATCTTAATGAAGAAGATGGCACAGGACATTGCCCGGGAATAGGTACACAGGTATTCAGTGTAGACTCTGGATCTAAAAAGAATTTAATTTTTAGACTTAGTATTTTAGGGCAGCAAGGTGTTAGCCCTAATTATGATGGTAGTGCTACACAGAATGGTCAAAACTATAGATGTAGCTATCAACGAGACATTACATTATTACATGGCGGCGAAGGTTATCAGACTGGTAACACTGTTCAAGTTACATTAACACAAGCTAGAGGTGGTGCTACAGGTACTACTAACTCTAATGGAATACAACAATTTGACAGCGATGCTACTTATACTATTGTAGTAGAGGAGCATGAGTCAACTCAGCTTAACGCTACAGTATTTGGTGGTTCTAATGGTAATGGTTTAGTTAGGCCAGAACCCACACCTTTTGATGCACAGACAGCTGTATCAGCAGACCAGATACTTGGTGGTATTGTTTCCGAGTTACCATCTGGTATTAATGCTAAAATTATAGGTAATGGTTTATATCTATCTTCATCTAACCCATTTAATGTAGATGTTGTAGAACAAGATTTAATGAGAGTTATGCAAGGCTCAGTAAATGATGTACAGGATTTACCAAACCAATGTAAACACGGATATATCGTAAAGATAGCTAACTCTCGTATGTCTCAAGAAGACGATTACTATTTACGTTTTGATGGTCAGAACGATAAAGATGGTGTAGGATCTTGGTCTGAATGTGCTAAACCCGGCATACCTAAAACTCTAACTAACATGCCATTAGTTATACAGCGTACAGCTGCAACTACATTTACTGTTAAACAGTTTACATATAGCGACAGGCGTGTAGGAGACGAGATAACTAATCCTTTACCTACGTTTGTAAATAAACGTATAAATAAAGTATTGTTTTTCCGAAACAGGTTAGCGTTTTTATCAGGTGAAAATGTAATAACGTCACGACCGGGAACTCTTGGTACGCCTGACTTTTTTATAGAAACAGCTCTTACAGTATCTACGTCTGACCCTGTTGACATATCAGCAGCCTCTATGTTTCCGTCAGAATTATTTGATGGTATAGAAATAAACACAGGTTTACTGGTATTCAGCTCCAACCAACAATTTTTACTTTCATCCGATGATACAGTCTTTAACCCTGATACAGCTAAGCTGCGAAGTATATCTACCTTTAGTTATGATACTGCTATACCTCCTATTTCGTTAGGTACAACAGTGGGTTATCTTGACACTTCTAATAAATTTACTAGATTTAATGAAATGGCTAACGTCGCACGAGAAGGCGAGCCTAATATCATAGAAGTTAGTAAAGTTGTGCCAACATTATTACCTAAAGATCTGGACTTAATTACAAACTCCAGAGAAAACTCAATAATACTAATTAGTAAAACTAATACTGATGTAGTTTTTGGGTACAAATATTTTCAAACAGCAGATAAAAGATCTCAAGCTGCATGGTTTAAATGGAAGCTAAACAATCCATTAGTATATCATTTTATTATAGATGATGAGTATTTCTTTTTAGATAGTGATTACTATTTACAAAGTATTAAACTAATACAAGCTGACAACGATCCTAGCATAGTACAAGATAATGTCGACTTCTTACTTCACGTGGATAATCATACTACTGTTAGCGGTGGTAGCTTTAACGCAACTACAAACATCACAACCTTTAGTGGTGTGGGTTGGTTAAATACAGTTACAACTCCTAATCATCAGCTAGTAGTGATTGACACTAACTCTAACTCATCACGAGTTGGTAGATACGCCAAGGCTACAGTGTCTGGAACAAGCTTTACGCTACCCGGAAACTGGTCTGGTGTCACACTTACAATAGGATATATTTACCCTTATGAGGTTAAGTTTCCTACTTTATATCCTACAAAAGTAACTGGAGCACAGTCTATATCCGACGTTAACTCGTCCTTAGTAATACATAGAATCAAACTTCACTTTGGTAAGATAGGTCTATATGAAACTACGCTTGAACGTGTAGGAAAATCAGACTATACTGAAGTATATGAATCTACTGAACTAGATGAGTATGATGCGTCTGATGCACCATACCTTGAAGAGTTTGTTAAGACTGTACCAGTATATGAAAAAAATACAAATGTTGAAATAACACTTAAATCTTCACACCCTGCCCCAGCTACATTAAGATCACTGTCTTGGGAAGGGGACTACTCACCCAAATTTTATCAACGTGTCTAACATAGAACTAACAAAACAAGAAATAGGATACTTCTATTGGAGAATGAAAACCAATAGATGGTATGAAGAATATACTAAAAGAGGCATGAAACAGATGCCATGGGAACCTTGGATGGCAGATACTATAGAGAAACTAGAGCCGATATATAAAGAACTATATGAGTAAACACATTCACCCTTTAACAGTCGAAGCTGCCACAGAGGTAGCTTCTAACCTACGCTCAGACGACTTCAGAGAGATCTATGAGGGCTATGGATTAGATCCAAAGGTCTATCTACCCATAATGGCTCAAACACCCTCTGGAGTCTATTTTACATCGCCTAGCGGCAAGATTGCTGGAATGGCAGGCGTAGGTACAACAGGAGATATATGGATGCTCTGCACCCCCGTAATCCATGAAAAACCTATTTTGTTTGCAAGAGAAGCAAAGCGGTATGTCGATAGCCGAACTGAACCTCTCCTCTGGAACAAAGTTGACTATAGGAATAAAGTACATTTAAAACTACTAAAGTTCCTTGGCTTTAAATTCTTACGTAAGTTTGAATGGGGGCCAAACAATGTAACATTTATTGAATTTTGCCGTGTGCGTAGACGCTAATGCAGGGGCTAGAGCAGCTGCTAGACAAAGACAACGAGAAAAAAATGCAGTCTTTGAGCAAAAAAGATTACAATTCTTTAACAAAGAAACTAGCTTAGCTCGTGCTCAAAACAGAAATATTATAGGTTACGGACGTGACCTTAGCGACGCTTACGTAAGAGCCATATATGCTCAGGGTAAGGGCCGACTTAGAAACCAACAACTCGTTGCTAATTACTTTTCTAAGAAAAAAGTAGACGAGGGTGGTAGATCCAGAAAGTTTGGACAGAAAGGACTACAAAACTTATTAAGACAACAAACAGAAATACAAGGCGTAGTGCGTAATATGTTTGGAAGAAACTTAGCGTATGCACAAACAGGTGCAACACGTAAGTTCCAAGCTGCTAATGCACGTGCCAGAGAGAAACTAGGCGTACCAGCAGCATACGGTGCTCCTGTTATGATGCCACCTTCAGATAGATTTACTGGTGCATTACAAGTTATTAGTACAGTTGGAAGTGTCGTTTCTGCTTTCTCTGATATAAAACTAAAAGAAAAAGTACAAGAAGTTGGCATGTCACCAAAAGGTTATAAAATATACGAGTTTAACTACAAAGGTAATGATACTCGCTATCGTGGTGTTATGGCTCAGGATGTTGTTAAGAAGAACCCAATGGCTGTAGGTATAACAGATAACTACCTAACCGTTGATTACAGTAAGATTGACGTTGCTATGGAGGTAGTATGACTTCATCATTTCAAAATATTGTAGGTACACCTCGAGATCAAGTACCTGATATAAGTAGAACCAACTATCTAGAAATTGACTCTAACTTAACTGATGCTACTAACCAACAGATTAACGAGGATATAAAAGAAACAAGGCGACACTTCGATCAGATGGTGGAGCTAGAAAGACTAGCAGCTAGTAAATTTAGTAAACGGTTATCTTTAATAGCAAGCATAGCTGGTAGTGCCGGTAAAATAGCAAGGCGAATAAATGAACAAGAAGCTGCATTAGAAGCAGACGGAGTAGGCAAAGCTGCTCGTAAAGAGTATCGAGAAGACATAGAAAAAAGAGCAGAAGAAGCTGAAGTCATCATCGAAAACGAACAGAATACCGGAGAAGCTATAGCTAAAGGAGAAATAAAAAAAGATGAAACCTTAACCGAAACAGAAAAGCTTGAATTAATTGATGGTTTTATACCAGACGAAGAAGCTGACTATAAGATGAATGAGTCTATAAGTTTTTATAAAAAAGAAAGTATAATAAATAATGTAGACGATCTTATGAGATCTAAGGGTGCATATAACTCTAGAAGTAATGATGAGTTTAACACACATAGAGAAGAAGTTATACAATCTTTTTTAAGAACTGCTGCTTACAACGAAATAAAAGAGGGCAGAGATCCTAACAGCCGTAGATTTAAGAGAAAGTTAATTAGAGAAGTATTACCTCTTGTATTAAAACGCTTAGATAAATCATCAAGTTCTTTTCAGTTTGATCTTAAGAAAAACATATTAGAAGATCAAAACTTTGTACGTACTACAAGAATAGCCAAAGCTGTAGAAACTGCGTTTAAATCAATTGATGGTAAAGCTATAAATGACACGGTTTTTAAAGAAGGTGGTATTATAGATCAAATAGCTATAGAAGAAAATATATCCGGAGCTCAAGCAAGGTCTTTATTTTTTACAGAAGTAGGCCAGTTAGTTAAAACTGGTGCAATAGAACCAGAAGCTGCTAGAAACTTAATCTCAGGTGTACCATACGTTGCTGCTAATGAGCAAGGTAAAACCTACGACAGTCTTCAAGATTACGTAGATAAACAAAAAAATCAAACATCTGATTTTGTAGTACGAGCCAACAGTGACATACGAGTCTTAACTAAGATTATAGGTGATGTTGAAAGCAAAGCTATAGATACAGAAAAGCAAGCACGACTTGCTGAGTCTAAACAGTTTGTTAAAGATCAAGTTATACCTTTAATACTAGAAAACAAACAAAAAGGCGTTATAGGTCTAAGCGAATCTCAGGGTGGTGCTTTGATAACTGAGTTTATAAATGCTCCGTTCTATGTCGAAGGAGAAACTCCTATACCAGAAGAAATAAAAAGTTTTTATAAACAAGCATACACAGGCGGTAGTAGAGATCCATTAGTTCAGCATACTGAAAAGTACAAAGATCACTATACAACAGTGCGAGACTTTATTGAAAGAAGAGTTAAAGCATTAGATGCAGCTACTACCGATCTTAGCAATGATGATGTAAGGATTGTCGAAAGATTAATGTCTTCTTACAAAAATCAACTTTACGGAGAACGAGGCAGTGCTATAGAAGTTACAGAACTTGCTATATCTCAAGGTAACTATACTTTAAATGATAGACGTGATGAAATATTAGGAGATTTATTCTCAGCTGATAATCTTGCTATTGTACAAAAAGCAGTCGAGAGAGGCCCAACACCTTTAGCGGAGTCCGGTGCATCTACTATATTAAAAGTTAGAGAACAGATTAATAAAGATCCAGACTATTTTAAAAGTAAAACACCTTTTGATGGAGAGCCCGTTAACAATTTATTTGACTTTGTTCAGAGTGGAGGTAAACGTAATAGAGAGATTATACAGTATTACGAAGCTTTAAAAGTAAGAAGAGTAAACGATGATAACGAAGTTGAAGTGTTAACAGGCACAGAAGCTATCTATGATCGAGCAACTACGTTAAATCTATACGACCCTAAAACTAGAATGGCAAATCCATACGCTCCTATACTAAAAACTATAAGTCAAAAAAACGATATGGCTAACAAGCCTAACGATACAAAAGCTTTACGTAATTTTAACGATCAAGAAACAAGTGACTTTACAGAATCATTAAATATATGGGCAGAAAACTCTGGAGGGTTAGGTGAAAACAGTTACGAGTTTGTAAGAAATGGTAGAAAAAGCGAAAGAAAAGGTTTAACAGGATTAAATGCACGACGAGTGCTTGAATTAGCTAGAAAAGGTAACACAAATTTTGGTAAATATGGTTTTACATCTGAAGCTATAATAGAGCTATTAGGTGGTGATAACCCAGCTGTAGACTTAAATGCTAGGTTTACTGAAGACTTACAAAGTTTTCTTGTTATCAAACGTATACAAATGAAAGCAAATCGTACTAACTCTATACGTGGTGCTATAACTAAAGATACCAAAGACTTTCGTCGAATGATAAATCTACAGCCAGAAGAGTTAGAAGTCATTAATAGAGTGTTTCCTAATCTAAAACAAAGTTATTTTAATCAGTTTCAAAACTTACAAGCTGATGTTGCTAAACTTATAATTAGTGATTTGGAACAGCGTAAACTAGATAGACAAGAAAGACGAGAAGAACGTAGACAGAAAGAAGAAATTAGACGATCTAAAACAAAACGACAACTAAGAGGATTAGATGACTGATTCCGCACCCCAGTATGGGTTAAATGTGGACGGCGAAGTCGTAGACCATGCTGCTCAAAAGATGCAAGAGTTCTTAGAAGAAGAACGTCAGCGTAATGAAGAGCGTAAAGAACTTAAACGTCAGTCCACAGAAAAAGAAGAACAAGCTTTAGCACAGCAAGAAGACCCTAGAAACTCAGAAACATGGGGAGCTAAAGCATTTATAAAAGAGGGTCAGTCCATTCTATCAGGTGGTCTACAAGATACTGCATCCTCTATAGCAACATTTCCTGAGCGTACAGCTGATGCGTTATCAGGAGAAATGCAAAGAGAGATAGACGAGACTGGTACATATAAACCAGAATGGACACCTTTTGATGCGTACGATAACCCTATTGAAACTAAAACATGGTGGGGTAAACAGCTACGTGGTTTAGTACACTTTGGTTCATTGGCAGCCGGTGCAGTACTAACAGCTAAAGGTCTAGCAGCTACAGGTATTGTATCTATACCAGCTGGTCTAACTGCTATTACAAGCAGCACACTTGCTAGAGGTGCAGCTGTTGGAGCTGTATCTGACCTTGTATCTAAAGAGTCAGACGGCCAAAACGCATTAGGTGCATTACGTGACAGATATGGTTGGGCAGATACACCAATATCTACCAAAGATACCGACTCTCCTGTAATGATGAAAGTAAAAAACATTGTTGAAGGAATGGGCATAGGTCTATTTTTTGATGGTGTAGTTTACGCGCTTAAGAAGGGTGCACAACCAGCTATAGATCAAATAGTAAATCGTAATAAAAGTATAAAAGATCAAACTATTCAAAATGGTGTAGCACAGCTACGTCGTGGTGATGCTGAGTTTAGAGCTGATAAGAACGCACCTATATCTCAACCACACCAAGGGGCACACACATCAGAGGTAGACCCAAAGGTAGCTAGAGAACAGTTAAAACGCACACGTACAGAATGGGGATCTGAAGAAGGATCTACAGGTTCTGTAACTACACCAGTAGAACGTGAGCGTATTGCACAAGAAAGCGGATCTACTGACGAAACAATAGAGCGTGTAATGCGCGCATTGATGAGTAAAGATAAGTTTGCAAGAGAACTAGCTAAAGCTAAAGGCGATAGAAAGGCTCTTATAAATCAGTACAGAGACGCTATAGAAGCCCACCAACGTATAACACAGGGTAGAAACCCAGCAGAAATGTCTGCCAGTGAGTATCTAGCTGAAGTGTTAGAAGCTGAAAAAGATATAATAGGTGGTGTCGAAATTATACCACCAGAAAAAGTTGTAGCTACAGACCTCGTTGTAGGTTCTTTATTAAAACAACTACAAGATACAGGTATAGCTGGTAGAGAAATAGCTGATATAGTTGACCTAAACGATATAGATGGGCCAGCTAAACAAATAGCAGACACTATGCTTACAGCTATATACGAAACTAAAAAAGCTAGGTTCGTACTGTCAGATGCTTTTAGAGGTCTAGGTGCGGGTAAGAAAGCAAAACAAGCTGTTGAAGATGCAGTCAAAGCAGACGTAGCAGACGCTAAAGAGTCAATCATGACTATCCTAAACATTACAAAGGACAATCAAGACGATGACTTACTAAATGCTATGTTTGAAGCGTTCTCTATGATGGATAACGTAAACACTCTTGACGACTTTGACAAGTGGGCTAGATCCGTAATACGAGGTGGTAAATTAAACAAAGGTGATATAGACCGTACAGGAGCCCTTATAAGAGAGTTAGAAGGCGTTATGACCAATAGTGTTCTAAGTGGCCCTAAGACTCCTGTAAGAGCTATTATGGGTACATCTGCTGCAACATTCTTGCGTCCTCTATCTACAGCTTTAGGTGCTGCTGTACGTTACCCGTTTGATGGTGATGCAGCTACACTAAGAGCAAGTCTTGCATCAGTCAATGCTATGGTAGAAGCTATACCAGAATCATTTAAGTTATTTAGAACTAAACTAAATTCTTACTGGAAAGGTGACTTATCTAGTATTAAGACTAGGTACTCTGAGTTTAGTCGTGGTGATACAAACTGGGAGCTTATGCGTAGATACTATGAAGATAGTGGTAGAGCTAGTGCCGGTGACGTAGCAGCGTTTCGTGTAGCTAATATGGCAAGATCTTTGAACGATAGTAACTTCTTAACATACTCTACTAAGATTATGGCAGCTACTGACGATGCGTTTGCGTATATCTTAGGTCGTGCAAAGATGCGCGAGAAGGCTATGCGTAACGTACTAGATCAACAAGGTAATGGTATACAGACTCCTAAGATAACTAAGGACTTGATGAAAGCGTATGAAGATGATTTCTACGCAGAAATCTTTGACCAAAATGGAGGCATCAAGGATGAAGCTACTGCGTTTGCACGTCAGGAGGTTACACTAACACAGCCCTTAACAGGCTTTGCAAAAGGACTAAACGACGTATTTACTGCTACACCACTAGCTAAACCTTTCTTTCTGTTTGCTAGAACTGGTGTAAATGGTCTTGCACTGACTGGTAAGTATACACCCGGATTTAACTTCTTAGTAAAAGAGTTTAATGACATAGCATTTGCTAGTGCAGACAACTTAGAGAATGTAGCAAAGTATGGTATTTTTACAGCACAAGAGTTAGCCAACGCAAAAGCACTACAAACAGGACGACTAGCAATAGGTTCTGCTGTCGTGTTTATGGCTACACAAGCTTGGATGCGTGGTGATCTTAATGGTAATGGCCCAGTAGATAGACAAAAAAGACAGATGTGGATAGATGGCAAGTGGGAACCTAGAACTATAAAGCTTGGAGCTGTACGTGTAGGTTACGACAACTTTGAACCATTTAACCTTATTATGTCTACAATAGCTGACGTAGGTGACGCTAGCGAGCTAATGGGTGAAGAGTGGACAGAATCTGAGCTACAAAAAATATCATTAGTTGTAGCACAAGCTATTACAAGTAAATCTTATCTAGCCGGTATACAGTCATTTGTTGACTTATTTGGTGGCAGACCCGGGCAGGCATCACGTATTGTAGCATCATTAGCTAACAATACTATACCGTTAGCTGGTCTACGTAATGAACTAGGTAAACTATTTGTACCGTATATGCGTGAGATAGGATCAGGCATAGATCAGTCTATACGTAACCGTAACTTAGTTACAGAGCTAATTACTAAAGAACCTCTACCTCTTAAGTATGATATGCTAAATGGTAGACCTATTAGAGATTGGGATTTTTTAACTAGAGCTTACAACGCAGTAAGTCCTATATCTCTTAATTTAGATCAAAGCCCCGGTCGTAACTTCTTGTTTGACAGTGGGTACGATTTACGTTTATCTACATACTATGCACCAGACAGCACTAATTTAACAGATGCACCAAGAGTTAGATCTGCATTTCAACGTGCTATAGGTGAACAAAACTTAGAACGAGAGCTAGACAAGCTATCACAAGATCCAAGAATTATAGCATCCATGAATAAAATGTATGCTGATATTAGAGCTGGACTACGTGACCAGTATGATGCAAGAGACTACTATCATAATATTATTATTGATAAGTTATTTCAAGCAGCTCGTAAAAGAGCTTGGGCTACGTTAAGTGCTGATCCAAAAGCCATGGAACTTATGGAAAAAGAACTAGATCAAAAACGTAGAAAAGTTCAAAAGAAAACTGAAACAGCAAACATCCTCAACATATATAAATAAATGGCAGTAACACAGACAACCTATACTGGGGATGGTGGAGCGACCAA